ATTTCTCCTTTTTGGATTGCCAGTAGATCTCCTACGGTTGGTTGATGGGCTACGTTTGCTCTGCTTCCGAGAGCGACCCCTAGAAGCAGTGTAAGACTTCTTAGAGATGAGTTTCCCATCCCTAAAATACATCCTTCGTCCATTCTTTCCTTTTCGCGTATAGAGTCCCACTGGCATAAGTAATAAAGCAAGTACTGTTATATAATCTTTTTCTAGTTCGTAAACTATTTATCAAACTCTGATAATGTTATTGTATGAGCGACAGTTCAAAATTTAGTTTTGGTAGCATTCCCGTTATGCGAGAAGTACCACCAGGCATGGATGCCAGGTTCCGGTTTACGGGACCAGGCAAGATAGTAGAGACAGAACAGTATGGGGAAAAGCTTTCTTTCCCTATATCTCTTTCCTACCACCCTTCCTATGATAGTCTCCCTCCTCTACCAGACAACGTAGTTGATAGGGATAAGAAAGAAGCAGAATTAGAAGGACAGACTATAGAGTGCAACTGGCAGACCAAGTGCCAGAGTGCTAAACAGCTAATGAAACAAATGGAGAAACATAAAGATCATGTCGATTCATTCGCTAAGGAATTGAAACAGCACTATGCCAAATCAGAATGGCAATTGACCAGGTTCGATACTGGTGCATACTGGTTAGAGGTATTGTTCCCGTGAGCTCCAAACAAACAGACCGAATGGGTTTTACTGATAAGCAAAAGAAACTTCTAGAAGAACGAAGGTGTTTTAAGTGTGAAAAGAAGATGTCCATTATTGATAAGATTCCTATGTTTGGGGGCTATGTTGATTCATGGGGCTGCACACATTGTAAGACTAAAAATTCGGAGCTTAAATGAAGCGACGCTGTAACATCTGCTTACGCAATGTTGATCACTTGCGCACTAATAGATATAATGAATACTTAACAATCTGTTTCGATTGTCAAAAGGTCATTAAGAATCTTTAACCTAGGTTCTACAGTCACTTTGATTTGAAAGGACGGGAAGGGGTTAGGGAGGTGGTGGGGTAGCAATGGGTATAAAAGGCGAGTTTAGGGCGCTGCTGTGGCGTTATTTGGCGTTATTTGGTCAAACCAAGGCCTTTCAATGGCGTAACAGTGGCATCAGTCGGGTTTTCTGCTGCTTTGTTAAGTATCGGTAGTAATTTACTAGCAGCAGCTTGCACATACCAGGGAGATCCCTCAAGTTCTTTAGCCATATTATGCATAATCGACAATTGACCGCCCTCATCTGTCTTACTCAATTCTTGAGCGGCATTTCCCATAGCTCCATTCCAGAAATTTTTAAAACTATCTCGAGCTTGAGGGAGCATAAACTCCTCAAAGTCTATGAGGAGCTGTTCACGGATCTTAGTGGTGATAACTTCGAGGGAAGCTAACAAAGTTTCGTCAGACTCAGAATCCATCAACCAGGCTTCTATATTTTTTCTAGTCCTAATGGGAATCCACCAGGTGTAAATTACCAGGTATAATCCAAAGCTTAGAAACCAAACCAAAAAAAACATTTGGTCTGTCATTATAATTTGTCCTTTACATAATCTGCAGAAATTGAATATCCTTTTTGGGCCATACATGATACAATCCAGAACGCTCCACCTAATCTATATCCAATACCTAAATTCTTTTTTGCATTATTCCTACAATCCTTTAATGCAGTTTGGAAATCGTGTGATGCTTCCGTTACTGGATCTATGAAAGTTTCTTCTATATCTTCTTTCGTTTTATTTACAAGATTCTCAATATACTCTTTTAAATCTCCAGGTAAACCTTCTATTGCTTGAGCAAGTTGATTTATCATATCTAAAGCATCTCCAGTCTTGTCATACATTGCAGCCAGGACAATTCCTCTAGGCAATCCTAAATCAATTGCAGGGATAATTTCAGCTATGGCAATCAAATTATTTAGGGCGTTGGCTTTCTTATCTACTTTTGATATTGCTAACCAGGTAACCCCTTGAATAATAGGAGTAAATGCCTTGACTACTTCAGGGATAATAATATCCCAGGGTATATCTTTAGGATCCTTTACCATTGTCGCTCATACAAGTCTCATGAATGCGGTGTCAATATTAGAAGATGAACCACTGTTATTAGTAACCTTGAATTGCAAATGCTTTTGTCCTTTAGTACGGCCAAGAACCATAAATATATTCCAGACATTGGGGGATAAGGTTTCACCGTCATAAAAACAATCTAATAACCCTGCGTCAGTTCCGTCACCATCATAAGCAACTTTTAATCCTTCGCCAGAATTAACAGGGGTTAGACCCCCAAAACTAGTAGGTCCTTGTATAGCTGCCATTACGTAAGTCCCTGCACTAGTAACCTTTATTGCAAAAGCAACATCCTTGAAACCAGTCATATCCAGGGGCCATGTACCGTCTGCATTTTGGCTCGGTGTTATAATTGCAACACCGTTGGCTATTCCAATATCGGATTGAATAGAACTAAATTCACTATCACTAGAGACTATACCTCTCCAGGTTCCTGTCTGGTCTATGAATCCAGTGTCAACTATTGCCGTTAGTGTTTGACTGGCTGTAATACTGCTGTCTATTGGTTGATCTATTAATCCTTCTGCTACTCTTTCGGACCAGGGCGCTATAGACTTTCGAGCCATGAAAATTATTCTAGCTGTAAAGTAACTACGGCAGATATGGTGGCTGCGTCCGTTACAGCTAAACCGATTTCCATAGAATTTCCAGAAACAACACTCAGGTTAGTATCATATGTGATAGTGTTACTAGTTGCTCCAGTTGTGGTTGTAAATGCACAGACACCTTGTCCGGCAAAAACACTGCTTCCATCTCTCATCGAGTTTCCGCTTAGTTGAACCATGGGAACAAATTCCTCTGATGCATCTGCACAACATGATATTGTGATTTGTTTTACTGCACTAACATTCGAGGGTACAACGAATGAACTGGAAACGCTAGACGCTCCCAAGTTATCCATTGCCTGAAATGATGTTGTGGCTGCTAGTTGTGTTTCAGAACGACTTATTACGATTGACATATTTGTTTCTCCTTATTCAGATTTTAAAATAAAATTTTGTTCCACCGAGACGAACATTGGGGAACCACTTTCTAGCAATTCCACCAGCAGTGGCGAGTACTATTGCACTTGACAAAACTGATTTACCTGTTTTAGATGTAACCAGGTCAACTGCATTCTTTGAAAAGGTTGTGAATGCCAAATTTATGTTTCCCTTTGCAGCATCCGCGATTACTCCGCCAGTTGTTAGTGCACCGGATCCTACTGATACACCTGTGTTTAGGTAATTAGCGATGCTAAGGCCAGCTCCCATCCCAGTTACCGATGGATGAGGCATTGCAGGTTTTCTGTATCGTGCCATGTTATTTCTCCTTTTTGGATTGCCAGTAGATCTCCTACGGTTGGTTGATGGGCTACGTTTGCTCTGCTTCCGAGAGCGACCCCTAGAAGCAGTGTAAGACTTCTTAGAGATGAGTTTCCCATCCCTAAAATACATCCTTCG